CCCAAAACCGCAAGAACTTATGCGCTGGCTCATTCTCGGCGCAACGGAAATCGGCGGGATGGTGCTTGACCCTTTTATGGGCAGCGGCACGACGCTGAGAGCAGCGAAGGACTTGAACCGCAAAGCTATCGGCATCGAGATTGAGGAGAAGTATTGCGAGATTGCCGCCCAACGCTTGTCCCAAGAGGTGTTGGCACTATGAAGCATGACTACTCGATCCGACTGGTCACTACGAAATGAAATCCATTGTCCTACACCTACCCGAACCACCGTCGGCAAACGTCTACTGGCGGCACAACCGAGGCCGGACGCATCTCTCGGCAGAGGCCAAACGGTATCGGGTGGTAGTAAGTGCGGCCTACTGTGCGCAGCAAGGCACCAAGACCATTGCGTTTCCTGAAGGGCCCGTGGCCCTGGTCTTTGACTGGAAACGTTCTCGCAAATCAGGTGACCTGGATAACCGCTTCAAGCAGGCGCTCGATGCACTGCGTGGAGTGGCCTACACTGATGACAATCAGATTGTGGAAATCCACGCCTATCGCTCAGACGTTGAACCAAAGGGCACTCTCACGCTTACTCTTTCCAACGGGACACTCACCTCGTGAGATTCATTTTAGACAACACTCGTGAGATCGTCGGCGTTACGACGGTCGCCAGTTCAGCCGGCTACACGATTACCAGCCATGAGTTTCTCGAGCATCGGGCAAAAGTACTTGTTGCTCGTGTGCTGCACACCGCCAACATTGAGGATGCCATTCCGTGAGACGGACACCCGAACGCGACGCAAAAATCATTGCCTACTACGCCGCGCACAGCATGAAGGAGTGCGCCATAAAGTACGCCACACCCGTCAGCACCGTTCACGACATTCTGACGCAATCGGGGACGCTCATCCGGCCACAAGGCACCAGGCTTGGGGAGCTTGGGGATGCCCGTCGCGCTATCCGACTCAAAGACTTACTGGAGCCACTACCAACCGCCAAACCATCGGTACTACGAAAGCCCCAGGAAACACCAATGACAGTGCACTTCCGTACCGCAACGGAGATGGCTCACGCGGCAAACCTTAGGGCCGCTGGCAATGGGGGCAGGAAGTACACCAGCGCAGCCAACCAATCAGCCCGAACGGTACCAACAGGACAACACGCGAACCGCCACGGTGGCGGTGCATCTGGGCGCTCGGGACGAATGGCAGCGAGGGACTAAGTGAGCCAGGGGAAAGGAAGCAGCCGCCGCCCAACGACGGTTCCGAAGTCCGTAGTGGACGCCAACTATGACCGTATCTTTCCACCCAAGAAGGCCACATGAGCCACTGCCCCTGCCCAACTGGTGACCCCGGCCCCTGCTGCCACTGCGGGAGCAGTGACTGGACGATAGTCACCAAGCACTTCCCGCATCCGCTGATTGTGTACAAGGGAATCGCGGCAGGCGATTTTGTTGTGCGGTACGATGCCTACCATGCTCACTGCGAGTATGAGGCAAACGAGCAAGGCAAGTTTCGACGCACTGGCGGGGGACGAATCGTCCCGCAAGACAAAAACACCGTGCGTAATCGTGTAGCCAAGACTGATGAGCGGAGAGCCAAAGTCACAAAGCGACTGCAGCTGACGCCACGGAAAGTCCCTAGGGCACGGCCACCCAAGCCAGCGCCGCCACTGCGCCAACAAGCACCCATCGTCCCGCCGACAGAACCCGCAGAAGAATAGGGGGATTTGCACGACGCTCGAGTGCAACCAACGCGGCTGCCTGAGTACGGATCATTGCATCCCTTGCCACCAACGCCGAGTCAGCCAAACCTATAGTTCGCTGCAAGGCCGATACGGTCAGCTCGAGTGACTGAATGGCTGAGTCTGACGCCATTCGCTCAGCCTTCACGGTACTAAGCAGCGACTGAAGAACAGGCCGGAGGGTGTCGGGAAGGGCAGCAAAGATCGAGTCTACCCGCACCACTACAGAGTCTGTCCGTCCCATAGCCCGAACCCGACGCCCCGTAAACACGGGGACAAGACGGGCTAGGGAATCCGCACGTTGTACCGCATGATGAAAGTCCGCCACCACAGAATCGGCATGAGCCTTTGTGATCGCGATCTGCGATCTTAGGACCTGCTCGCGTTCCATGTCACGCCCTGCGTGACGCTGCTCCCGTCCATATAGGAACAAGGCAACCACAAGCGCCAGTACCCACCAGAAGATTTGCTTCGGGATTTCGCGCATCATGCGTCCACCGCGACCCATGCCCGGTAGCACCACAATACCCACGGAAGGTACGACCATACCCGCGCACGGGCTGTCATCTTAGGCATCCATAATCCCAAGCTGCCCGCGAAACTCTTGCATCCGAGCCGTGGCGAGCGCATCGCAGAGAGTTTCCACTCCGGCCGGATCGAACAGGTTCTCGATTCCTGCGTCCCCCAACGCCGCATGAGTCAGTTCGTGGAACAGCACTCGCCACTGATGCTCCAGCTTGGCGGTTTTGTCAATACGGATCGTGCGCTTGGCCTCATCCCACTCGCCCCAGCACTCCGTCCCGTCCGTGTGCTTCACCTTCTTCACGCAGCGGACCCTGATTGTCCCACCCGTCCCCCGTACCAGGGTCGGAATAGGAGGCCACCAATCCGCGTTCATACTAGAACCCTGCGATAAACACTATGAGACGCAGGCCGACGCCAATAGCAACACAAGCAGCTAAGACCGTACCAAGAATAACTCCCACGGCTCGTGCGTAATCTAGAAAAGTAGCTCGTGCTCGCGGGGTAGGGGGCTGCAGGTTCATTGGGGGAATCTCGATCTTTGGACGGCGTGGCATAGCCATGGTCATACTCCTGTTAGTTGCAGTTCCATTTCCGCAAAGATAACGCCTTGCGCGTGGGCTTTCCCTTCTCATCCTTCATCGGGCCGGGCATTCCCGACATCCGTGCACAGAAGGACTTCCGACGCTTTGCTGCCTTGCTATCCGGGTCCAACTTACTTGGCTTTGTCGTGACCGCCATACTCAACTTTGAGCCAGGGTTCTCGCGACGATAGGACGCAACGCCCTTCTGGTTCAATCCGCCTTCTGGGTTCTTCCCTTCCTTCCGCTTCCACGCACCCGGTCGCTTCCCGCTAGTCGTTGCCATCGCTCTGCCCGTTCAGGTGAGGGAGTCGGATGTCTGCATTCCGGATATCGGGCTGCGGGTCGTGCGTGTCGTTTGGGGTCTCCATCAGATAGCAATGCCCCATGCAGCTGCCGCAGACGCAGACCCTGCCATCGTCATCTACTCGCTCCCCAGTGGCGTTACAGTGTGGACACGCCACCCGAAGCGTCCCATCATTCGTCATCGTCATCTTGGTCCTGACTCACAAAGATAGCCTCTAATCGTTCCCGAATAAACCCCACCGTTATTTGGGCAGCTTCGCCCTGAAGAGCGTCATGCATTAAGCAGTCATCCAGTACCTGATCGACATCGGCCCCAATCTCCTGCCGCACCAGTTCGATCATGTCGTCCAGCTCATCCCGTCTCATTTTCCCTTGGTCCCCTTAGTCACACGATAGGCCGGAACCACTGTTCGGCGGCCATCTAGCCCCTCGCGTGGTACCCGTCGACACTCCAGCCGCCCCGCCTGTTTGAACAACCGAAGGTGGTGGGCAATAGCATTCCGGCACATCCCCGAGGCGTCCCGCATTTCGGTGATCGTCGTGAACCCACCCGGGTCCTTGATTGATCGCTGCGCTTTACGGATAGCCTCGAGCAGTTCGTTCGTGGTAATACTCACCATGTTAGGGCCTCCAGCCAGGGGAAGGTTTGGGTTTCAGGAAGAATGGCTCGACCTCAAACTTGCCGTCACGAACCACAATTGTTAGCGCCCCAATGTCCGCTAGAGTATTGGGTGCAATCTTGTGGACATACGCGGTGGCAAGCTGCCACGCCCCAGTCTGGATAAGCCGAGTTGGGTACGCGTTATAGGTATCTGCATATCTATGCATATGCGACCGCACGGCAAGGTCTGGGTGCTGCTCGCCCCGCATATGGGCCTCACTCCAGATCTCAAAGGCCGATGAGTTGACCACGGTCATCTTTGTCCACGGCCTTGTGCCAATCTTGCCATGATGGGCAAAGTCCATCTTTACCCCATGGATAGTCGGGACCCACTTCCACCAGCTAGCTGTTCCTGAGTCCAGGTCAGTAATGACAGGCCGTCCATCTTTCTTGAGGCCTGTGGCAACCCGTTCCTCAAAGGCAGCGGACTGCCCAACGTGTGCCTCAGTGCCCCGAATAAAGGCGAGCGCCGTCGGCTCTAATGCCAAGGGCGCTCGGAGGACTTCGTTGAGAACAGCGGCTTGTGCGGTCGGATTCCCTGAGAGGATCTGTGTCGTGTTGTGATGGTTCCCATCAACTGCGTCCCCATTACACACGACCAGCAAATCCGCCTTGAGCTTATCTCGTCGCTTCTCGACGGACTCCCAGTACTGATGCCACCCATCCCATAGCCACCGCTGGGCTTTACTGTGGGTGTAATGGCCCCCATCATCAAGGGAAACCTGTGGCGGACAGAGCGCCGTAGTTCCGCCGCAGTGCAAATCGGACACGACCGAGATGACTAACGTATCGGAACCAAACCGTATTGGAGCAGAACGTTTAGGCATGGCACAAGGATAGTGATGAACTGCTAGAGCGCAAGGGGTTACTTCGCCCTCAGGACTTTGATGTGATCGCTGATGAGGCGTGATTTTTTTACGACTCCGTACCCCTCACGCTGGTCGCCAGTCGCGCCGTCCGGTATTCCATTCCCCTCAATAACGTCTAGACGTTTTGGCGTCTTACCTACCACAATCCCAATGTGCGCGTACCGCTCGAGCTTCGGGAAGTAGAACACAATCAGGTCACCCAGCGTGGCCTTCTCTGCTGGCAGCAGCTGCCCAGCATCTACCATGTCTTGGACTCGCGCCGAGCGTCGGTAGTTGCGCGTATCCCCTGACTCCTTGAGACAGCCGTGGACAAACGCCGCACACCAAGCACTTCCAAGCGGGGAGCCAATCGCGGTCAGCCAGCGGTCTATTTCGGGACCACGGTTGCTGCCCTTCGGCTCCTCTCGGACATATAAGTACTTGTATGCTGCCTCAACTAGCTTCGGCATCCCAATGGGCTCCGTCAGCCCGACGCTGGGCAATCTCGATCTGCGTCTTGTTCGTAATGTCCATCGAGGCGGACCGGAGACCGACCCGTTGCAGGAAAGCCAGCAGGACCTTCTTGCCGTAGGCGGTGCAGATACCCAGCGTCAGCACCCAGAAGTCCACCCACGATAGGCCCTCTTCGTGCCACAAGACCTCGTGCGCCACAAACACAAAGCAGCTAATCGCCAGCAGTCGGGTCAGGGATAGGCCGCGGAGTCGGTCGTCGAGCGGGGCAACAAACCAGCACAGGATACTCAGGAACACCTTCACGGTTCCAGCTTCCCCTCGATGCGAGCAACCTTTTCGCTAGTCATGCGTAACAAATCATGGACGCGAGCAACATCATACTGCAGGCCAACCATTTCTTTTTCTAGAGATCCAACGTGCGCCTTCAGCATCCCATAGCTGACCGCAGCGGCAACCATCATTGAAAGCACGGGAATAACAGCACTAGGAATCGAAAGGCCTATCGGCCCTTGTGCCACCACAGAGGCTCCGCCAGTGAGCGCACCAACTTGAAGAGAGAACAGGATACTCGGGGTCATTGAATCAAAGGAAAATGAGAGACTACCGCACAATAGCTTGTTCAATCGCCTGCCCACGCGGAGTAATCTGCCTGGGGAGTTGTTTCGCAGAAACAGCCTTAACACGTCCGATGACTCGATCCAGTATGTACCCTTGATATCGTGCCCGAATCTGCGTGTCTGGGATCTTCGCAGTATCAACGCTATCTTGTCCAAGAACTTTTCGAATCTTATCGGTATCCATCTGCCCAATCTTTGCATAGCCGGTTGACTGGATGACAGCTTCCAAGGCTCGCTTGATTCGTGCTCCTGTTTCTTCTTGCCGCCGCACAAAAGCCGCGTCTGTCTCATTTTTAGATCTAGAGATTGGCTCAATCACCGCATTCGTTCGTTCTAGTTCTGCACGAACCGCATCACTAGCCGTCAGGTCCCGTTTCACTCCAACGGGGCTAAAAAACTCCCCTATGCCACCCAAATCTCGGGTGACCGGACGCCCAAGAGCATCCATGCGCATGGGCAAGCCTTTCGAAAGATAGGGTATTTGAGATTGCAGCTTTGCTAGCATCCCTCCGCCCTTTGTATCTCGTACATTTGGATCAACTGCATAGGCGGTACTCCGCATAAGCGCTGCAGCAGGCACAAGCGACTGTATGGTTCGATCGGCAAACCTTCCCAGTGCCTCTCCGGCACGAGGAGTGCCCGAAGAACCCAGCGCCTCAATCAGATCCTTTCCGCCAGAGATCATCGGCAGTTCCATTATAGTCGCGGCAGGTGCCGTAGCCATACCCACTGCTGTCGTCAGGGCGTCGGCATTCCCAGTGCTCAACTCATGCATGGCGGCCCCGATTGCAATGAGGTTACCAAGAGGCGCAATACGGTTCGCTTGATACCAGGTGCCATCCACCAAAACGCTTCCCTCTTGCTTGCCATTCAGCTGCCATTGAGCACGAGTGCGTTGGTCGGAAGGGTAAAACCCTGTCGCCTTGCCAGCTTTTGCCAGAAAATAACCAAGGGCAAGCGCGGCAGATCCAGTCGTAGCCCTCCCAAGTCCCTCAACAACACTTTTTTGGAGCGCATAATCTTGCGTTCCCCGTAGCAGCTTTGTCAGTTCGGCTAATTGCGGCACTACGCCAAGCGGACTGTACTCAAGTGTAGTCGTTGCAATGTTGGCTGGTGTTGTGACAAAAGGGAAAATAAGATCTCCCGCCTTCCCTAACGACTTGCGAACAGCCAATCCTGCCTCTGCCAGCTTTCCCTTATTGCGAAACGTTGCGGTCTCAGCATCAGCGATGGCCCTCACTGACATAATATCAGAAGGCTTTGCAACGATTTCTTGGACTCGTTGTGCCAGCGCTGACCCAACCCTTCCCTCTGATTGCGCCAGAACACGTGCCTGTTCGGCCAAAGATCGCTGTAATGCCATCCCGCGAAAAACCGCATCTTCCGCTTCCATTGAGCGAAAAATGTTTTTTGTATAAAGATTTAGAAGAACGCTATCGTAGTTAGTCTCACGAAACGCATCAAGTTTTCCCGCCCCGCTATAGCCAGAGCGCATAATCTGTTTCGCTTCTTCAAGTCCAGACTTTGCTCCCTCAAAACTTGCCTTGAGTGTCGCAACATCAAAGTTCTTTGTTCGTATGCCAGTTACCTGGCTTATGAGATTGTCAAAGATTGCGGACGGCGCATCCTTGACCGTCTCCAGCGTAGCCATGGTCGTATTGCCAGCGATGTTGGCAATATGCGTAGATGGCTTTGTCAGCAATCCTGCCCGAACAAACGTGGTAAACTTCTCCCACGGAGTGTTCTTCTTAATACGTTGTCCAAGTTCGACAAAAAGATTGACGTTGTGTTCGTCAGCCGCCCTATACACTGCGCTTCGCTCAGCGTCCGAAAGGGGACGCTTGGCAATATCCTGAAGACGTGACAACCAGACCAATGGATCCGTAGAATCCAGTGCCGTCATCCGAAGCGCTGCAAGGTCACGCCCCGTCTCAGTCCTTTGTTTGCTAAAGGTGTTCCACAAGCCGTTGCGCTCGGCGGCAAGCTTATCCCGAAGCAACTCTGCAATCTTTCGGTCCTCGGGTGAGGCAAAATCATTTGTCGCAAGCTTTTTCAAAACATCGGATTCGTCCGTCTGCACATTCTTCATGGCAGTCCTGATCCGAAGCAAATCATCACGACCAAGCCGCTGTCCATCTGCGGTCCGCTGGATTACGTCAGCAACGTCAACTCCCAAATCCTGTGCGACACGAGCCCTTACCGTTTCATGCGACTCTGGCTCAAGCAAACGGCCAGAAGATTTTCGTAAGGCAATGTCCGTTTCCCGAATAGCTTGCTCGGTCGTTGCCAACAATCGTTGCTGCGTTGCTGGATCCGATGACAGCGACGCAACATTAATGTAGTTCTCAGGACCAATCTGGCCTGTGTAGGGGACCTCGCGCGTTACACTCTTTACAGCCTTCTCCACATCCTGCCCTGCTGTTCCTAAAGTTGCAACTGTGGGGGAGACCGGAGCTGATGCTAACTCCGTGGTACGAACCACGTTAGGCTCTATCGGCTCGCCTAATGATGCTACACGACTGGTCGCTCCCGTCACATCGTTACGGCGAGAAAGCTTTTGAACAATCGCATTAACGTTATCGCTTTTGTTTAACGCTTTGACGCCTGTCCCAAGCAACTCCCCAATCGCTTCAAGCGATCCCATTGTTGCGACAGAAACCAGCGCACGACCAGTAGGAGTCTGCGCCTGTTCCTGCAAGATTTGCCCAGCTTTTTCAGCGCCAACATAGTTAGCCAACTTGGAGAGCAACGCCGCTTCCGACTGCTCGGGAGTTCCGCCGACAGCCTCTAGTCCAGCTAATGCCGTTACACCTAATGGTCCACCCATATAAGAAGCAAGGCCATACTTTAGGGCAGTCCCTGAAGCTTCCGCAACTGACTTTGCAGATTCAAACGTTGGATGAAGCGCAGCGTCTGTTGGGCGAAGGGCGGAAATCCCTTGTTCTGTTAATGCACGAATCGCCTCGGGTTGACCCTGATGTCCCCCAAGAAACGCTGGAAGATTGTCTAGGACTCCAGCCAAGTTTGCTGCTGTGCCACCGACTGCTCCGACTACTCCTGCGGCTGCCCCACGCGATCGTGCACCTGCCATAACGGGGTCAAAGCCGCCGGAACTTCTTCCCTCAATCCTTTTTGTGCTAGAGACAGATTGGGAAGGGACCTTCACAATATTATCAAAAGTTTTCTGACGAGATGATCCATTGACGAGATCATCAAAAGGTCCGCCAGATCGCGCTGCGGAACGGATAGCCTGACCTTCATCTGATCCAATCAGATCGGAGAATGGCATAGCAGAGTCTGGTAGTTATTTGGAAGGTGACGCAAGTATGCGGAGCCGCTTATTCACCGACTCTACCCGTATTCGCGTTTCTTCAGGTGTCAACTTCAGTGCCACGATTTTCGCGATCGCTTTACCTGCCTCTTTAGTCAAAGCCGCAATATCTGGTTGCTCAGCAACCCTGTATCCTTCCCCTGCTGCTGTTGTAAACGTACTCATATCACGGATCAATCCAGCGGTATACTGATTAACCTGATCTTCAGTTGGCACTACACGCTCGCCCGTGAGTGGATTGACATATCCTTTCCGAAATGTCGCCGTTACTGCCAGCAGGTTGTCACGTAGCTCGGAAGCGGAGGTTCCACGCGGAGCCGTTGGAAAGAGGGCAGCATGGGCAGACGGTGCCTTGACCAGTAGCTCGAGCTTCGCCTGTTCCGCGTCCGGCCCCTTGCCCTTCGCCCGTTTCGCCAAGTCCACGATATAGGCGTTCTCCTTTGTCACCTTCATTCCTTGCCCTCGGATAGACGCAAGGTTTGAGTTCTTTGCAAAAGCAATCGCTTCTTCGTCTGAGACTTCAACGTCCGCCCCGAGCACACTACGAGCGGTTCCTCGTCCCTCTTCGATCAAGTCCTTGCGGGTCTTAGCATCAACTAAAGCTTGTTTGCTAGCAGCACTTGGGATGGTGTAACGGCTGTCACCAAGTTGGACTGAGTTCCGCATGGTTGCGTCCATTGCGGAAAGAGCTGTCTGTTTGTCCTTGAGGATACCCGACAACTGGGCCTGTGGTTCATACTTTGATGGCAACTCCGCAGAAGCAAGGGCCAGCCCACGCTGCGTTGTTGCAGGCGGTAGGTCTGCCACTGGCGTTGGAACCGAGGACTGGGTACCCAAAATGTCCTGAGCCATAGCCATCCCCTTCTGTGTATCTCGCTGTGCCTGTCCACTTACAACGTTCGGGTCAACCGTAGTTGCCCCGAGGTCAAGGAAATAGGCTTTGTCTCGCGCAAGTGCAATAGCGTCCTGTCGTTGCTGACGCGCCTCATTCCGAGCATCGTTCTCTTCCTCTCGCCTAAGCCTTTCAGCCACAAGTGCTTCTGCACGTTGCTTCTGCTTGCTCTCTACATAGCCCCCTGCTCCACCAGCAAGGGCAGCGAGGATGGCACCAAGTCCGTTTGGCATATGATTACATTCCGATGAGTTTCTTTTGTTCTGGCGTCAGCTTGTCGTAAAAGCCTGGGCCAAATATCGTTTCAAAAAACTTAGCATAACGAGCCTGTTCCTCTGCCTGAAGCCGACGTGAATCAAGCGCTCCATTTTGCTGCAGGTTAGCAACACTATAGTTATTGCTCAGGACGCCCTTCACTGCATCAAGGCCACGATTGAGATTGTTCATCTCCGTCTCAATCCGCATGGCCTCTCCCATTCGACCTTCCGATACCGCGTTTTGGTACTGACTCTGCAGCGAGTTGAAGCGGTTGATTTGCTGATTGGCAATATCGTTGTACACGCTCTGCCCAGAGTTCACCGCCTGTTGACGATCGGTGGCCTGGGTGGTGGCCGCTTCACGGAGCAGCCCTGCAGTCAAATCAGCCCGGACACGGGCCTGTCGTTCACCCAACGACTCGCCCTGTCGTGCGGCAATCGAGGAAGCCCCGAGTCCACGGTTGGCCATCTGCTCACTGAGTGCACGGTTCTCTTGGCCAAACTGAGTGCCCAGGTTGGCTTCAGCCGCATCACGAATCGACGTGAACGCTGCATTGTCATACCGCGACGGATTCTTCAAGGCGGCCTGTACTGCCGCAATCAGGTCAGCTTGGAGGCCACGGGTTGCCTCTGGTCCCTGTTCTGCCCCTGCCATCGTGGGAGCTTTGATGCCCCCATAGGGCTGAATGTTCGGTGCACTGATACTGAAGTTCCCACTCGATCGCCCAAGAAACGCGTTGACACGGGCCATGAGCTGCTGGTCTGTAATCGCCAGCTTGGAGTAGTCTGGGAGTGGAGGAAGAGCATTATTGCCATCGCCACCACCACCGCCACCACCGCCACCGCCGCCACCACCGCCACCACCACCACCACCGCCAGTACCGGGAGTGGTGGTAGTGTCAGGCATGGGGATGCCAAGGCCATTCAGGAACGTGGCCAATGCCTTGCGTGATGCAATGTAATCGGGATCATTTGCAAACCCGCCATGCCCAGTTCCCGAATACGTATCGATGAAGTCCTTCTTCTCAAGGTCCGACATCCCAAAAATGGCGTTCAACATTGGGATAGCGGAATAGTTGTCGAGCATACCGATAGTCCGCGCCGTACTCTGCTGCGACTCTCTGCCACCAAGGGTAGCAGAGGGACTCTTGACCGACTTCTCAAAGGCCTTTTCTGCTACCGTGTATTTGTCAAGATCGGCTTGCGACTTGAAGACCAGCTCGCCCGTAGTAGCGTCCTGTGATGTAAAGGCGCTATTCATAGCCGCAAATGCAGCATCGCCGTCACCGCTACCCGCAGATCCCTTATACCCAATCCCGCTAAGACTATTCCCAGAACGAGGCTTGTATCTAAAGGCTCCTGCTGCTGCGGCATCCTTAGCAGCCTGTTTTTCTTCATCGTCTTTTCTCTTCCGCTCCTGATACTCCTCCTCCGTCTCACCCTCTAGTGGCGTTAGGATAGAAGAAAAGCCTAAGTTACCTCCAGTCACGTTTTTATTGGCCGTGCCCGGAGTAACTACAGAAGTGTCGATCGGAATCTGGGTAAAGTCTGGCTGCCCCTCATATCCATTGGCTAGTTGGGCATTCACACCACTGAGCAGATTGCTTGGGGTGATGACCGATGTAGTTTTTGGGGCAGGACGCGCGATGCCCTGGCTCTGCAGCTGGGCAAAGTTTGGCTGGCCAGCAACAGGACCCTCCGGAAAGTTGATTGCCGGAGAGCCACCAAAGATGTTGGCTGCGCCAACCTGCCCTTCCTTTTGGGCGTTGCCATCACTCGCCGTCGTGATGGTCTGCTGCCCAAACAGGGCCTTCTTATACCCGTTCAGTGCCATTAGATGTGCCCCGCAGAGCCCAAGCCCTTCATGACAGAGCCACCAAAGAGTGTGCTATCCCCACTGCCCATGATGGCTTTCATAAGCTGCTCCCGTACTGGCGACATTTCAGCGTCACGGTTCTGCATAATCATCAAGATGCGCTTCCGGTCTTCCTCGGAAAGCGTCTGCTGACGATTTGCCCGTGCCTCCTGCCCTCGCTGAATCTCTGCGTTCAGCTCATACCGCCGCCTTTCGTCCCCTTCCTCAGCAGCCAGTCGGCGGTTGTTATAGTCATTTTGGGTCTGGGTTTGCTGATTACCGCTGTAGGCATCGTACCCTTTTCCAAGAACATTTGCAACAGTTTCAAAGTTCTTACCCTGACCAAGCCAATCAAACATTCCCATGGGACCACTCCGAATAGAGTTTGAAGCTGCCTGTTTTGTCACAGCATTCGTCACAGCATCCACGCCAGCATCCCCACCAGCAGCACCCGCACTAGCCGCCCCAAGGGCTCCCTTGACGCTAGAGAGCAACCCTTGCCCACTGCTAGTGAGCAAGGCATTATCAATGCCCGTCTTGGCAATGTTTCCAATGTTTGTCCCCTTGCGAACCCCGGCTCCAGCCGCAGCGCCAAGGCCGCCAAGCAAGACACCACCAACCCCACCCGTCAAAATCCCTGCAATGGGCGCAATGTTCTTTAGGGCATTGCCTACAAAGTTTCGATTGCGATCAACAAGACCGCCAGTACCCCACTGCTGATGCGCGTTATCTACCGCTGTTCCTGTAGAGTTTGCCAGCGCATCAGCCTCGTCATGGCTAAGCTTTCGGTTACCCTTATACCACCAGCCGTCAGGGCCAATCGTAGCCCCCATGGCCTTTGCTTGTGCAGCAGCACGAGGATCGCCCGTTTCGTAGGTACCACGATACGTGCCCTGTGGCATTTAGTCCTCACTCCGAAAGATGATAAAGTCAAGCAGCGAGCTTGCTGGTGCTGCCGTTCCAAAGGTGCATGTAAAGCTCGAGGTAGTACGGGCAGTGACCGCGCGGGTGGTGAGCCACGAGGTCGTGATATGCACCCCGTAGTTCGTGTCCGATTCCTTTCGAGCCAGTGGGATGACCGCAGTCACCGCCGTAGCCGTCACGGGAATCTTCACCCCACATCCACCTGACGTTGCATACCGAAACCGGATGCGCCGAACTTGCTCTTCTTCACGGGCGTTCACTGCCACAGGAGCCGTCATTAGGTACCCCCTCGACGGCCCATGGCAAATGCTTGCACTTCGGCCCGTGAATACAGGGCGTCGGCTTCGCCTGAATCCACGATCGTCAAGTCAATCCACTCCCCACGGTCAGCCAATGGGACACGAAAGACTGCCGCGTTGGTCACTGCAAGGCTCGTTGCATCAATGGCATAGCTGCCGCTGCCCGACTGGGTGACCCATTCCACCGATACGTCATCCGTACCACGGGGGTCCATCAGGAGATAGCCCCAGCGATAGGCCTTCTCGTTCATAGGGTCGCCAGCAAAGAATCGGTGTGGCTGGACACTCATGATGAATGAGGTACCACCCGTGTAGTTCACGGTGAGGTTGTCGAGATATGCCCCGTCTGCATCACAGAGCGTGACCCACCCGCTCGCATCGCCACGCAGAATGAGGAACCGTCCCTCATTGTCCTCGGACTCAAAGTGGCAAGTGGTTGCTGGGGAGAGATAGCCAGCATCCCACGGACCCGACCAGGCATTGAGTCGGTAGTTGTAAACCATGATCCCAACATCCGGGACAAACCACCGGATCTCATGGTAGTTACGGGCATGAACTCCACGAACTCCCGCAACCGTATCCCCATCCCAGCCGCGCACAATACTATCGATCGGAGCGGAAATAGATTCAGGCGGGGTATGCTCACTCACCCGATAGAACCCGTTTGTGCCAAGGAAATACACCTGACCAGACACTTCAACGATGGAGAAGGCATTGGTTGTGCCGACTTCACTCGTGATACCCGTCGCACCAGCAGCAATCGCAATATCATCCTGAGTAAAGCCCGTCCAACGTGAGATGCCGCTGCGGTGGAAGATCATCAGGCTCGATCCACTGACCGCAAGGCCCGTAGTCACCTGATCGCCAAAGGTACGGATGATGGCTTCCCCACCACCACTCGCGCCGACCCCCAGTGTATCTCCGTCGTTCAGCTCAGAGTAGTACACACTCTGGTTCGTTCCCGTCACCCCAAAGAGGCGCTGGTTATAGACGGCAATCTGCGTGACGCTTGGGGTGCTTGCGAGGTTCAGCTCGAGTGTCGTCCCGTCCCATCGGTTGAGCGGCCCACCATCTGCGATATACATACACTCGGTATCCGCAGGAGCCGTGTACAGGAAGCTCGCAAAGTCTGGAGTGCCCGTGGTGGCAAGGCCATTCCCTTGGGAAACGAACGGGGTGACGGTCGACTCAGAGAACAGCGTCAGGCTGTCTTCTGTCGTGAGTTCGTCCCCAGTACTCGTGGAAAAGCTGAACAGGGTCGACGGCGACGAGAATCCCGACGCATAGAGGTATCCATCCTGGACTACCATGATCTTCGAGTTGGTTACTCGATACCAGGTGGCCCCATTCTGAATAGCTTGGCCGCCGCCGAGCGCAGCCAGCGTCAGCTGGACAGTTCCTAGCCGCTTGCCTGCTCCGCCAAACTCCGAAAGGCGCACATTCGTCGCCTCCCGCACCTGATTAGGCTGCATCTGCGATGGGTCAGCCGTGACATTGAGGCCACCGCCGAACGACGGCTGCGCGTCAAGGACGACTTCGCGGCCCACTTAAGCTCCCGCCCATTCGTGGGCGTTGTCCGGATAGTCGAGCAGCGTCGGCGTGACCGTCTGCCGACGAATATCGTCGAGCAGAATACGACGGGACTCACTCGCCAGCCCACGCAATACCGATGCCGCTTCCGGTTCTGCTCCACCCTTCAGCAACAGCGTGGCTGCCGCTTCATAGCAGAGGAGCAGGTGTGATGCCACTGGGAAGTTGATTGTACTGGCTCCCGATGCCAAGCTCGACAGCGAGGTAGGCTTGTAGTTCACCACCACCGTCAGCGTCAGACCAGACTGCACAGGCAAGACCTGAATCGCGTCCAGACCTGCCCGATAGTACAGCCGAGGCCGGAGGTACACGGCACTCGTCGTCGTTGCTAACGGAACATGACGGAACTGCGTCTCCCCGTACAACTGCGACCCATCGTTCATCGACAGGATGCGATAGTAGTTCTTCTGATTATCTCCGCTGCCCGTATTGAGGTCAACGGTGTCCACAACGCCACTCGCGTCAGTCGTGACCGACACGCTATTGAACGTGTAGTACGGCGTCGCGTTCAGGAAGTTTGACCACTCATTATCGTAGCTCTCATTGAGGACCGACAGGATCAGCGCGTCGGTCCATCGTGTCGAACCCGCCGCATCCATAAACTGACGTGTCGCTGCAATCAGTTCGTCCCGTGTCGCGTTGGCCATCGTGCCCTCTTAGCTGATCGTCTTGTGGAGCGTACGCTTGCCCTTCTTTGCCACACGGTCATCCCCAATGGGCGAACCAGAGCCCAGCACGGCCTGCAGGGCTTCATCCACCTGTGCCGCTGGAAGCACCTCTGTGTTATACCGACTTACATGTGCCAGTAAGTCCCGCGTCGAATCTTCCGTCGCCGTGCGAAGAAAGCGTTCGAGGTAGTTCGGAGCCTGATCAATCGGACAGTCCAAAGGCAGCCAGCCCAAAATGCTGTAGCTAGCCCCACCCCCAATCTCCTGCCGCTGCACCATACCCCAACGTCGATCATTCTCTGGCCATGCCATGGTAACCATCCAATGGGCAGGCGTCCCGATGTTGAACTTCAAATCCAACCCCGGATGCACCGCCTGCAACCGCCGCCGAATCTCCGGCGACGGTTCAGGGGTTCCGGCGCTATTCAAAAGCAGCGCCATATTCAACTACTGCCTAACCAACAGTTCCACGTTCACCGTCACATCGTCCGGTTGCACCGACACAACGCCCGTCGTCACAATCGTCACTCGAAGACTGTCCGCCGTGGTCAGCGTTCGCTGAGCCTCAGTGGTGGTCGTCAGGAACGCAAACTGCAACGGCGTGTTTGCCGTCTGCGTGTTGATGTTGAGCGAACTCGTGAGGACGACCACCGTTGCGCCCGTTACTTTGGAGATGGTTGCTACGCACGAGGTAGCCGCCGTTGGAAACGTCTGTGCACAAAGCGAAGCGCGGTTGATGATAGCGGTGGCGGGGAAGCCACCAAAGCTATGCGTCGCTGTACCAGCTGCCAGCGTTCCTGTATTCAGCCGATTGCCGAAGGCAACAGGCAGTGTACCAAAACGTCCTGGCTGTGGAGCAAAGTTATTCAAGGGCATTGAGAGTCTCCGACGTGTGGAGGGTAGGTTGCCCTACCCCCCACGTTCGTCAGCAAAGGTTAGACAACGTGCGTGTAACGCGCCGTGTCGGTGTAGCCCGTGATCGAGCCATGCGAGTTCCGCTGCAGGCAGGCCAGATTGCCATACCAGCCATAGGAGGTCTCGAAGGCATCACGGCCCTGCGTCCAACGCCACGGGCCTGCACCTTCAAACTCCACAAAGCCCCAGTCCTTCGCGTCCACCCACGACAGCGACGGAATGTGCAGCAGGTAGATCGTACCAGCCGGTACATAATAATCCTGCACCAGCGGGATACCACAGACGCTAACGGCCTTGTAGCCACCCTTGATCGTCGTGGAGAACTCAGCCGAATCAAACCGGCGCTGACCAACCATCGACTCGATCAGCTTCTTGCCGATACCAGGCGTGGTCATGAGCAGGAAGTCCTGCGGACGCAGCATCGCGTCCTTACCAGAACGGCCAGAGATACGCTGGATCAGATCCCAGATATCGCTTTCCGTCGGCTGGCTGGCGTCCGGCGTGTCCGTACCAGCCACCATGCGGACGGCATCCCAGATACCATACGTCGCCTGCGAGATGCTATGCAGCGAGGCATAGCTGCCACCACGGTTCGTGATGTTGATGAGACCATTCATCGCGCCATTATAGGACGTATCTGATGCCGTGGCCTTCACAATCTTGTCGGCGGCAGCCATACCCACAATCGCCGTTCCCAGCGTCAGCGTCGAGTTATCGCCGGACACCGAAATCGCCGTCACCGCCGAACGCCCAAGCACGGCATCCGACGCCGAGGTATCCAGCACGGCGATATAATCACCGATCGACACCAGCAACGAGCCCTGTCCAGCCGACGCCACGCCATACGGCGAGGTCACGACAATCACCGTCGTGGAGGTCACCGAGCCGACCAGCGCCACGATGCCGTCCGTCTTGTTATGCAACGCCTGCTGCATGAGCAGGGTGGAGGCTTCCTTGATTTCTTCCATCGTCTTCTTGGCAATCGTCTGGAACGCGGCATCCTTCGACTGCGTACCGACAAACGCCAAGCCGTCAATCTGACGGGTGGTGTACGCCCGAACGACACCGACATTGCCCTGTACTTCCTGCGCCGTCGTATCCGGCGGGAAGTAACCTGCCGCAGAGAACGTCGCGCCGGCCGGACGGCCAACGACGACATCGAAAAACACATTGTTCCCGCCCCAACGCATGTTGCGCGGGCCGCCCGCCTTGCCCTTGTTCAGCTGGGCAAGCAGCGGCGTGACGAGGTTCTGCACCTTCTCCCGGAACTGCGAATACACATTCTTCAGCAGACCGGTAAGTTCGGTATCGGTAATAACTGTGGGTGCTGGCATTTTCTGGTGTTCCTAAACCAAAGGGTTATCGAAGCTCTGCCAGAACGTAGGACATCGCGGATTCCACCGCATCGTCCACCGAACTGTGAGGCTTCGGTTTCTTCGCCTCATGCGAAGAAGTCGTCATACCACGAGCGCCGGGCTTCAGAATCTTCCCGACTTCTCGCTTGGCCTTCTGTGCCGCCACCTGTGCGGCCTCTACCTGCTTGTTCGCGGACGCCGACGCCTGATTGATACGGGCCGTGCGGGTCTGATTGATCCGCTGCGCCCACGGCGTCAGTTCTTCGATGATGTAGGTCCGCAGCGTGTCGTAATGCTTCGCGGGGACCATCCCATTCTCCATCAGCGGCATCGCCGCTGTGGCGAGATAGGCACCGAGTTCATCGTCCGACACTTCGGGTAACGCTTGCGTAATCGCCTGCAATGATGGGAGGATTTCCGCACTGTAGAAACGCTCGGCTCGAACCCGGGCTGCGGCGTTGGTCTTTTCATTACGGAGACTGTTGTTCTCGTCAATCAACTGCTGATTCCGCACTTCAGGCGTGTTGGCCTGTTCGTAGCGGTCTCGTGCGGCAAGGTATACGTCCTCATTGCCTAACAACTGCTGAAGCTGTGACTCCCGTGTGTCAATGACGGACTGCATTTCGGCAATCCGGTCTGACGTGTCCTGCTCACGGGCGGCGTCACGCTCATAGTTGTACACGCCCATCTGGGCGAGCTTGACGACTTGATCGAGTCGGTCGACCCGCATCTTGCCATTAGCCTTGTACTCCACCTGCAACGCCGGAGCTTCGATTTCTCCCGTGCTGTCGTAGAGGGCGAACGTGGATACGGCATCTGCTCCAATCGCTGGGATTGCCACATATCCACTAGGGAGTGGGGCATCAACAGGCTCTGGGGCAGGGACGTCGGGTGACTCAGATACTGGGACAGCTTCCTCAGCGAGTGCATCGAGGTCGGGCTCAACTATTGGGGGTGCCTCTTCAGGCAACATCCCCTCAAGTGAGGCGTTCGCGGCATCGTTGAGAGCAGTCGAAATATCTACTACAGACTCGGGCATACTGGGCTCCTTACTGCGGCGTCATAGCTTCTAGCTGCCGTGCGGCCTGCTCAGCATCGGGGGTGCCAGCCAACGACTGAATCATCGTCGGCGCGACCCCAATGGGCGGGTTCGTACTGCCTAGAGGCATTTGACTCGGTGAGAGCGCGGGAACACTTGCGGTGGCCCCCGCAGAACCTTGGCCTTCTCCGGCACCGCCAGTCGGCGCTCCGGGCATAGGCCCACCCTGTTTTTGTGCTGCTTGATTCGCCAACTGGATCCACCGCGCATTGGCGTTGGCGATCACGGTTGGGTCCAGATCATCCTGCAACAGAATGTCCCGCTCGAGCACATCTTGGTGAATGGACTCGTTGTCCTGCCACCGCATTTCAGGCACGGCCAACCCTTGCCGAATGGCGTCCGTGACCCGCTTGGCTCGTGCTTCCTGATCTTCGTCTGGGCTCGAGATATCCCGAGCCACGGCGAACTGCTGGCGGCGGCGGTACTCCTTCACGTCAATAATCCCTGCCTGCAGCCAGTTGTCCAACAGGTAAAGCCGGAAGGCCATAGGCATTGGCATCATGGTAGCCGCCTCAACCTTCACATTGAGTGCGCCATCGAGGTCTTTCCCTGTCACAGCTCGGGCAAGGTCAGGACGACCGGCCCCAACCGCACCAAGTGCACGGGGCATGTCATATCCCCATGCCATCATCGCCAGGCAAACCTTGGCCCAGTCCGTATAGGCCTGAGCCAGCGCCTGAACCGGCGGAGCAAAGACCCGCTCCAGCTGCTCACGGCTTGCAATGATGGCTCGGCCTGACTCACCGGTAATCTGGCCACGGCTTACTGAGTTATAGCCAGAGGCATCCTCAAAGGCCTGCTTCTCGAGGGCAAGGGCTTCCTTGACGTCCGTCCCAACCGAGAATCCACTGACCGGCTGGATGGAATCGCTCATAGCGCCAGCACCACGAACCTCAATCATCGAGGTGACGCCGCCCAGGAACGTTTCAGTCGAGATGGTATTCGGACGGGTCAGGAACCGGCCACCGGCATTGACCCGGATGTTCTCAATCCACTTGGATAGCAGGGCATTGATCCGCATCTGGTGATCTATCCACTGTTCCATCACCGGACGCGGGAAATAGCTTGGATCGCTGGACCCATCCCGCACGGGGATCACGGGGATCGAGCCAAACAGCAACTCCGTTGGCCCAAAGACCGCCGTGCTGCCCACAATCACGATCTGCAGCCCACCGGGAAGGATATCGGGCTGTGGTGCAACGTAAAGTGTAAAGCGTTCGGTTGTTTCCTGGTCACGCAGACGGTCCCCTTCACCAACTACTGTCTGGGATAGCACCCATGCGCCCATTCCGGACTCGCCAGTGGTGGCCGTCTGGTATCCCTGGGCCAGTTCCTGGTTTGAGGCCTGCAATCCTGTGATGCCGTAGCGGTACGCCGCTTCAGACGAGGGAATCACCTCTCGAATCAGCACCCACGACGGAGCACGGGTCGCCGTTGCGTCAGGCGACACCCGCACCTGCTCCACGCGGAGGGTCTGAATGTTGATATCACCCAGCGGGGCCTGTTCTCCAGCCTTATTTCCTAGGCGATCGTCCCACGGGCCGCGATCTGCGTCCCAATAGGTGTGCCAAAAGGCCACGCCGTCCGTCTGCGCCCAGTAGGACGCCTCGCGGGACATGCGGTCCATCTGCAACTGGTCGTACTGGTACTCACACGCGAGCTGTTGGGCCTGCGCCTTCCGCTTATCCTCGGGATCCGAGGTCATTGGCTGGATAGCAAAGCCCGGTCGCTGGTCCATCATCACCTGCAAGCGCTGATCGAGCGCTTTGTTGATCAAGTTGTACACAATCCGCGCCGATTCCCGGGGACGGAGGGGCTCACGCCACGGACCAAGCCCATTCGCGCTCACCCACTGCTGTCCACCACGGAACAACCGGTTCCGTTCCACCAAATGCAGGTGCATCGAGACCGCACCACGGCGACTGCCCCACAGACTCCGGACCCAATCCGCCCATGCACTGTCTTCAGGCTGGACATCTTCCCCAAACGTCAGGGGGCACTGGTCTCCCAGCAGGGCCTTGAGCAACGCCGTGCGCTGCTCTTCCTCTGACCGCCCATCATCCTGCGGTGGGTTGGGCATGGTCTGGTCGTTTGCGGAGGTTGGGGAAGTCGCCCCACCAGACAGGGCTTCATCCACCATCGCCTGCATCGTCGCTTCATCGAACGGTAGCGTCACGACATGACTCCAATCCCAAGGGCGCGACGGGTCTTATTCCAGTCTTGACCGACGCTCAGGTACTTCTCTCGTGCGACCTGAAGATGCTCGTCCTGCGCCCACGGTTCCGACTGTTCCGACGCCCACGCAATAATGTCGTCCGGTAGAACAACCTGCGCTGGCGTCGCCTTCCCTAGCGGGACAGGTGCAAAGCGTTCGGCAATCGGCGCAAAGCGCCAGATAGCATACGCAAAGACCGCTGGCCAGAGAATCTGTCCAATCACAGTGCGCCCGCCAGCAACGGGTCGGGCTCAATCGGCGCAATGCGGAAATCATATATCCGCTTCACGGTTTGCAGCGGACCCAAGACGTTGATGACTTCCGACTGCGACGAGCCGGGGGTCAGGGTCGCCTTCCGGTTTTCCAGTTCCAACATCAAGCTATGTGCCTGATGTGTGTTCGGGCTGGTCGTGTCGAACAAGCCATTGTCCAGCTCACCCTTCAGCTGGCTCCACATCTTGATTTCACGTACTCGGTCACGGGCCACCTGCTCCATCGAGGCCTGTCCCCATTCCGCTTCGTCCAAGTCCACCTTCGCTTCGGCAGCATCCAGTGGGTCAGCCGAGTCCACGATCTTTGCCGCCAGCCGTTCCCGCTTGATGGCGTTCCGGCGCATGTCAAACGACAGCGAAACCAGATTGTCCAGCATCACGGTCTGCTCCCGAACACACTGCCAGTACTTGCTGGCGTTCGTCGGATGTGAGCCGTCATTGAGCACCGAGATACGGGCTTCCGTATCGGTACGGAATACTTGCCGCTTGGTCCACGCATCACGGAGCTCGTCCGCCAGATGCAGGACAGCCTGACGGTCGAGGTCATTCAGGACCGCAAGGGCTGGGGCAAGATCGTTCACGGCAGCACCGGCACGACAACAGGCTTGCCTTCACGATCTACTTTCCCTTCACACGCCGCATCAACCAACGCCTGTGCAGCCGTCTTCGTGCTCGTTGCAAGGTCGTTCCGTACAATCCACGCGGTTGCTGCCGCCGAGCCATCCACAACCCACACATCGGCAGGGAAGCCCTCGACCTCAAACGCTTCGCGGTCAGGATGGGTGATAAAGCCAATGCCCGTGTTTGAGCCGATCGCATACTGGTTTGCCATAAGTTAGGTCTGGGTGAAGGTGACAATAACTGCCGATGGAGTATTGAATGTTTCTGCAGTAGCAACAGCGACTGTAGCGTTATTCCCGAGCCCAACCATAACACTAGTAGATGAACTACCTCCGCTCATACCATTAGAGCGCACAGCATTAAGGCTCGCAGCAGCTGCCCACGAGGAGCCATTATATGTTTGAGTTGTTCCAATAACCGATCCAGTGGAACCACCAGCGGCCATAATCGATGACGTTGTTCCGGATGTGTTTATGTTGTAGGCACCAACCGCCAAGGCTGGTCCGGTTGCCCACGTTGACCCGTTGAATGTTTCAAATGCCGTAATAGTCCCAGAAGACGTGCCAACATAATAGCCAGCAGAAACTGTCCCTCCTCCACGCGCTGATTCCCCAGAACCGCCAACAATAAGGCCCTGCGCCGTCCACGCCGAACCATTCCATGTATGCGTCGTCCGTGTAGTATAGTACCCCGCTGTTATGCCCGCTGAAGTTGCAGAGGAGCCAAAAGCACCGCCACCCACATGAGCAGCGGTAAGATTCGTAATCCCCGTCCATGTTGTTCCGTTAAAGGAAAAACACCGCGTGGTGTAACCGTATACCGGCCCATCACCAGACATGGACAGCGCAGACGTTGTTGTCCCGGCAACCCCATTTCCATTAGTTGTATCAGTATAGGCAGTGGTCAGTGACCATGACGACCCATTAAAAATATCACAAGTGCCTACAAATGCAGCCCCGGTATATCCCGCGACAGCGAGTGCAGCAGTTTTTGTCCCACACCCGCCGACTCCTTGGCGAGCCGTAGAGGAACTACCTTGCGTTGTCCAAGAGCCAAGATTTGCACAACCCTTAAACAGATTCGTGGTTGTGTTATACCAGACATCACCCTTTGTTGGTGAGGCAGGGTCAGACGCAAGTGACTGAAAGCTTGCAGCGGTACCAAGAATACCCGTTAGTGAAGCCCCACTACCCGTGAACGCCGTAGCCTTCAGTGTCCCACTTACATCAAGTAGCGTTGTTGGCGTTGCCGTACCAATGCCAACACGGTTCGTGGTAGCGTTGACAAAGACAAGCGCAGCGTCCGTTGTGCCCTTGATACGCAGGTCGACGGCAGCTTGAGCCGCGTTGATTGGCAGGGTTGCACCAGACGGCACTATGTCAGTTGTGACATATGCCCCAGCGATTCCCCGAACACCAGCGGCAAAGATTGCTGCCGTCGCTTTTTGCGTGACAGGCGTACCGCTAGGGTCATGCTCAATCGGGAGCAGGTCATCCGCCGTAATAGCTGACGCTGCTGGCAGCGCACTAATCTGAATCGTGGACATGGATTAGGCTACCGTGAAGGTTTTGGTCGCGCCGTTTTGACGGCACTTGAACGTATCGCTCGTGCTGTTGTACCACACGTCGCCGTTGACCAGTGTAGTAGGGTCCGTGGCAACAGTACGAAATGCAGTACTCGTAGTTCCTAGGCCTGTCAACGATGCACCACTCCCAGCAAACAGCGTGGCGTTCACCGTGCCCGTGACATCCAGCTTCTGTGTTGGGGTCGCCGTTGCAATACCTACCTTATCCAATCCTGCATCAACAAAGAACAGGTTTGCGGATGTCGTACCAGCAATACGAGTATCGCTGTCTGCTAGTGCGGTATTGATAATAAGTGATGCGCCAGAGCCGGTAATCGCTGATGCGGTCGTCGCGCCCGTCAAGGGCCGGGAATAGGTCGCCACTTGGGTGACCGTGGCCTTCTGGTCTTGCAGTGCGCCAGCACCGATGTCGGTCACCACAATGGTGAGGTCGGCGGCATCCGCGGTGGTCGCCGCTGGTAGGGCGCTAATCTTTGTGGTGGCCATCGGGGCTAGCTCACGGTAAAGGTTTTGCTTGTCGAGGCAAGGCTCAGGATTTCCGTGCTGCCATAGACGGTGGTGGTGGAGGAGCCGCCAGCCACCAGCACGGACGTACTGGATGGACCGCCAACGGCCCCGCCATGACGACCGGTTCCCATCGCGGCCCCTGCGGACCATGTGGTGCCATTGTAGGCCTCGGTCTCGGTGCGTCCGACGCCCCCGCCCGTCTGCCCGCCGCAGCCAATCGCCGCGGTCAACGTGCCGGCACCAGTGGCCAGCCCAACGGCGGTTGCCCGCGAGGCAATAGCGACCCACGCCCCACCGGTATAGGCATACATGCTCGTGCTGTTGTAGTTATTCGTCATCACGCCATCGCTTGCCGACGCGCCCGTTCCCCCGACCTGTTCGCCATTGACGGGATGCGCCGAGGCAGACGACCACGTGGACCCATTGAAGGTTTCTACGGTATTCGTGGTCGTGGTCGTATACCCGGAGAATACCCTCGCGCTCGTTTGTGTCCCGAACATCCCCGCCGAATTGCGACCCGCGAGAATCTGCGAGCCCGTCGTGGCCCATGACGTGCCATTGTATAGCTCGCTATTCGGGCTGGCCCCGGTGTAGGGACTTCCAAACACGACGGTTCCGCCCGTGGCGAGCGCGGCGGTGGCCGTCCCGCAGCCGTTCCCGCTATCTCGAAGGGTGGCCGGTATCCCTCCGGCGGCCCACGTGGTCCCGTTCCACCCATCACTCGTCAACAGCATCACCGATGCCGAGCTCCGCCCCCCAACCGCGATGGCCGCCGAGACGGTCCCCGCTGAACTACTCTGTGCCCGGACCGTGGTCATGGTCGCTGACGCGGCAAATGCACCCAACGGGTTGGTGGACTGGCCCCTGAACGTATTGGTCGTCGAGTTATACCAGCAGTTCGCATCGACAGGCGTTGCGGGATTCCCCGCCACCGTGAGGAACGCGGATGTGGCAATCGTCGGCAAGCTCGTCAACGCCGAGCCATCACCACTGAACAACGTCGCCGTCACCGTCCCCACCACCTGCAACGCGACCGTTGGTGTTGCGGTGTTGATGCCAACGCGGTTGTTGCCAGCGTCCGTGAACAGCAGGTTGACCATCCCCGTGCTCGACACCACTACATCCTTGTCGGCTTGTGCGGTGTTGATGGTCAACGCCCCACCAGAGCCGTCAAGGGTGGTTGCGGTCAGTGCCCCACCCGCGCTCCGAATATATGCATCGTCCCCGTTGCTTTCTGCGTGGCGGGCGTTCCTGCGGGATCATTTACAATCGGGAACAACGTCGCCGCCACGACACTCGTTGCGGCGGGAAGTTGTGGAATCGTTTTTGTCGCCATTACGTCTGCTCCGCCGTCAGATAGGCAAGACTAGTCGAGACAATAAAAAGGTCGCCCGTCACGAGTTCCAGTTCCAACGGAACGGAAACCGGCGGCAGTGGATCGTTCGCTGCGGCACGGCGTCTCCGGCGAGCCCCCGTCGCGGCAACGTCCATCAGCCGGGGTTCGCGACTAGCGTGGTGACAATCGTGCCGCTGACGTAGGTACTAATCCGGGCGCGGAACTGCGAGATGCCGACCACGTTAGCAAAGAAAATCCCGCCCGTCGTGGTGGTCGTCGCCTGCGTCGCGCTGGCCACTGGCGTGATGTAGTGCGCTACCCAGTTCGTGTCATCCACGGTGGCCTCGAACGTCACCGTCGCGGACGTAATGCCCGTGATCTGGATGCCGACGCCGCCGTTCGTGAAATGCCGAAACGCGATCGTCGTGCTGCCTGTCGCGGTCTGCGTCGCAGAGACTTTATTTTTGTAGTTCATGCCTTTGCCTCATCCTGGCGTTCATCCTGCGGCGGCTTCTTCTCCATCACCGGATACTCGTCCGTCGCATCCGGCTTGGCGTCCGCCGGATCATACTTGTTTCCACAGTTCTCACAGGTGCATTCGTCGCAGGGCTCCTGCTCGTCCCGCTCTTCATCCTGCATGTCGTCCATTGGCTTCTTGTCCGACTTGGCTTCCGATGGGGCATGTTTGGCTTCTCCGCCAATCACAATCGCAATCGTCGGGCCCTTCCGTTTGAACGCCGCTTTCCGCACTGCATCAGGTGGCAACATATCCAGTTCCTTGCAAGAGTGACCTACGTTACCACGAGACCGGCAACTGCGCTTCTGGTGCCCCAAAAAAGTGTAGCGGGTTCACTTGACTCGCGTCAGCCCCCGCAAAGACTAACTGGGTCGGGTCATCGCCTACTGGCCCGTCAGTCAGTAACTCGACCGGCACGGCCCCTTGTACGCGGTCCCAGCCATACAGCGCAAGAGCCAGTGCCATCACACCATCGTCATGCAAACTGGGTGGGGCTTCGTACCGCACCCCTGTATTGGTGAAGTGAAACTCAAAGCTTTCCAGCTCGCCAATCAGCCAGCCGTCCGGGATGGTCAACTCCCCACCTTGGAACGCGGCGATCAGCCGCTGCATCAAGCGGAGCTTTGACGGCTGGGTAAAAATGTGGGGGGTGACCGTGACGCCCAATACCTGCAGGTCGGCCACGATCGCATCGCCAACGCCAGTTGCATCGGCTACTAGCGGGACTTCGCCCACCTGCATCCGGATCCGTTCCTTGGTCTCGGCCCACGGCAACTGGAAGCGGTCGAGCGAACAGACGCGGCGGTGGCTGTCCAAGCCAATCAACACCGTGAAGTCCAGCGACCGCGCCAAGTCCACGCCATAGACGACGGGCTTGCGCCCACTCATCGGGCCAATCGCGCTTCGCACCTTATCCACGCCAAAGGGGTTCGCGCCATCGTCGGCAGGGATGCCCTCAAACTCTTGCGCAAAGACCAGCGGCGGCAGCTCTTGCTTGGCCGCCTCAATCTCACTGGCGGGGATAAATGGATTCTCTCCGGTCGCCGCACGGAAGCTCTGCCAGTCGGGGCTGCTGCCGTCCATGCCGCGCTGGAACATCTGCACAAAGGCATGACGGCGGCCCTTCGGCGTTCCCATGATCAGGGCTCGGCCTCCCAAATCGACCAGCGTCGGGCGGATAGCGGCCTGCCACACCGCGGTCAAGTCCTTGGCAATCCCCGCCTCATCCAGCACGACCAGTGCATACTTCCGGCCTCGGGCCGGATCTGGCGTATCGAGTGTCCAGACCTCAATCACCCCACCGGTCAGCAGCTCGAGCCGCTTGTCCTGCTCCGAGACTCGGGCGGTGATCGGTCCCAAGCGTTCCAGGATTTCCCGCCACGCTTCGAGCGCCAGCTTGTAGGACGGCGAGAACCACCCGACCGGCTGGCCAGCAATCGCCGCATCCAACGCCAGTCGCATCCCCAGCGCGGTCTTCCCAAAGCGCCGTCCACACATGACCACCCGAAACCGTGCCCCATGGTCAGCAATCGTACGCTGCCCAGCATGGAGCTTTGCCAACGTCACCGTGACCATTGCTGGCCGTTGTTTCGTATGACCGCGCATCTGTGCCCCTAATATAACCTATCGGGCCGCAGAACGCCAGCGAGGGGCCTTTACTCCCCCTCTGGCTCGGCCTCCACATGTTCCACGTGGAACACTCCAGATGGCAGGGTGGTCATTGGGGCAGCTAAAACCGCGTGGGCCATCGCTTGGATGGCCGGGGCGCGGTCCTCCTCCAGCACCTTCACCGAGATCGTCTGCGACCCCTGATGCTCCACCACCTGCTTGTCCCCGTAGTCCTGTGGAGCTGCCTTGCTCGAGGCCCACTTCAGCGTATCCACGGTTAGCCGGTCCACCATCACGGTATCGTTCACCGAGTCCCGCGCAATCTGGATGGCCTCTTCTGCTAAGGCATTGCCCATCAGGACCCGTGCCCGTCGGTACCGCATGTATAGGTCCTCGTCGTCCGCCATCCAGCCCCGGACCGCACCCGCAGACCGCCGCAGGGTCCGGCACGTGTCCGCGACGGTTCGCCCTTCCGCTAATCCCGCTAAGACCGCCTCAACCACCGAGGCCCGTTCCGATGCGTCAACTTTCGCCATACCCGTAATATAACCGTTTGTTTTTTTTCTGCTGGGTTTTTCTTTTTTTTTCCCAGACACCCCTGCCTATTCCGTCCGGACACTACGGGGAAGGCAAGACACCACCACAGCTGCTGCCGCTAGGGCACTTAGGGCACCGCAAAGGGCACTGTGATTAGTGCCCCTCCCGCCTTGGGTATCACAATGTAACATCGACCTCTCCGCTGGCTCCCGACCGTGTGGGGGTGGTAGAGGGATGCGAGCGGGGTGCGGCGGGGTAGGGGGGTGGGGTGGTGCGAGCGCCCACGCGCTCCCGCGCCTTCCGCCTGCGCTCGGCGCTCCCGTCACGCGGTAGCCGCCCAACGTCACGCCGGAACCGTCCACGCGCTCCATAGAACGCGCACACGCGAGACCGCGACCGTGTGGCCGTGGGGTGCGCCCTTCTTCCGGCCCTACCGCCCGGGCGCGACCGCCTGGCCGCCCTTCTTCCGGTTCCGCGTTGCCTGGTGGCCTGGGTCGTCCTGGCGCTTGTGTGTTGTTCTCCTTGCGGATTGCCAGCTTGGCCAAATGGCAGGGGGTGGAAATGGGGTAGGGTTGCTGATGCCATTGTACCCCCCTTGACAACGTTCGCACTGTGCGTTAGCGTACATTCCACTCACCAGTACACGGAGATAGGAAAATGACAACCGCTACCGATACCCCCCGCGTTTATGTCGCCTGTTTGGCAAGCTACAACGATGGAAAACTATTCGGAAAATGGATAGACGTACCGAACGACGCGGACGTATTACGAGCCGAAATTACCGCAATGCTCGCCGCCTCTCCGTCGCCATACGCCGACGAATGGGCAATCCACGACACGGACGGCATCCAAGTAACGGGCGAAAATCCTGACCTGGAGAAACTGTGTGAGGTCGCCGCGAGCATTACACAGCACGGCTATGACGCATGGACGGCTTACACCGAATGTGTCGGCGTGGATTATGCCACGGCGGACGGCTTCACGGAAAGCTATCAAGGCCACTACGACGGCGGCATGTTAGAGTTTGCCGAACAGTTTTTCCGCGAGTGCCACGAAATCCCGCAAGCGCTAGAGTTTCACATAGACTGGCACTCGGTCGCCAGAGAATACGGCTACGATTTTTTCGAAGAAGAAGGGCACGTGTTTAGCCGCTAGTTCCCCTACCCACTCACCGAGAGGTAAGACGCATGACCGCTACCGTACACGTAGGGCCGAACGGCGGCACCGAATACCGCTTGTGGACTAGCGCCAGTACCTTCCGCATCGTCGGTAAGTTCACGGCACTTCCGTGGATGACCGACGACGAAAAGAGCAAGGCGGCTGGCATGGAAAACGCTCGCAAGGCCAGCAGAAAGGCAGAGGCCGAACGCCAGTCCGCGTGGCGCAATCTAATGCGTGGCGGCTGAAATCACTTCGCTTACCCCCGCACGACCACCCACTACCGAGAGGTAACACGCATGACGCCCCGCACACCAAACACCCGCCCCACTGATGCCGAACTGGTGGCAATGCTCCGAAAAGCTGCCGAGCTAATCGTAACGCTATCGCCTAAGGATATACGCAAGA